GTCAGCTTTTGAATCTGGGCTTGCAGAGAGAGAACCGTCTGATCCTTGTCGGTCAGCGCTTTGGTGTACTTCTCTTCCCAGGACTTCTGAAGGGCATCGACGTCGCCTGTCTTGCGGGCGTGTTCTTCGGCTGCGCGCTTGGCTGCCTCTTCGGCTTCCTGTCGCTTCTTGGCCTCGGCCTTCTTCTCAGCCAGGAGTTCTTCCACCTTAGCCTTTAGCCCGGTGACGTCTTCATTCGGCTGCGCCTGCGGAACGCCATCGATTTGGAGGTAGTACTTACCGTCCTTTTCGACATAAAGCGGGATGAGCGAAGCCTCCAGCCCTTCCAGGCTGTCCAGTTGATACTTGAGCATGGTGTCTCCCAGAGACTTGGAGTAGGCCCTGCCTACAGATAGAAAAAAGCCCCGGAGGTCCGAGGCTTGGGTTTACTGTGTCTGATCCAGCACACGCTGGAAGTGGGTTTTGACGACCGCCTTGATGGCTTCATACCCCGCATCATTGGGGTGAACACCGTCGTTGGTCAGTCCTGCCTTGATCTCATCCTGCCCTGAAGCATTGCGTGAGCCTGTGAAGGCATCCGCATAGCCCTTCATCACGATCCCGTTCGCTACCCCAGGCAGGAACTTCGTATTGAAGTCGCGGCGGACCTGATCGTTAGCTCCGACGTTGCGATAGGCCGCATTGGTCGGTGTTGCTTCAGGAAAGAATATGATCGGCTTCATATTGCGCTGTTGCAGTGCGGTGTACACACGCCCTAAAGAGGCCTTGTATCGCCGCTGAGCCGCAACGCTCATGCCGGTATTAGCCGCTACGTCGTTACCCGACCAAGGTGAGTAAGTCAGGATCGTAGGCCGTACCCGGTCGATGTGGTCTTCAATCATCCGGCTGTATACGTCAGGTGCCTGGGCGTGGAGGCCTGCGTTGAAGTATTCAATCGGCTTCTCAGGTGTGCTCAGCTCATAGCAGGCGCGCTGAACAGCTCCGTAGTCTCGGACGTTGCCGCCAAGACCTTCCTGAATGCTGTCTCCCATGATCATCACTTGATGACCGCGCTTGGTCGTCATGTACTGGATCGCTGGCACGACTGCTTTTGTGTCACCACCTGAGCTAACCACGTTGTTCTGGGTGAACGTCGCCTTGTTCGTGACGCCCTGAACTTCCTGGTTGGTGCTGCGGTAGATCCGTGGAGCCGAAGCGCCTCGCCAGTAGTACAGATCGTTGTATGGGGTGGTCAGCGTAGAGCCTGCTGGATACTCGATACGAACCATGACCAGTGGCCGGCCTGACGCTGAATCTGTCCGAGCGATGCTGGGAAGGTAGATCATGTCGGAGTAGGACATGCTGTACCGCTCTTCAGCAATGCGCGTTGGCAGATCAACCGTGGTCGCGCCGTTGTTCCAGGTGACGTCTACCCATTCGCTGGCTTCAGGACTAGTAAATACCTGATAGTCAGCGACAGGAGCCGATCCCGCAACGCCTACACACGCTTTGACGCCAGTGACGGCAGCCGTATGAATATTCGGGATACCGATTCTGAAACCAAGAAACTCGGTTTCGACCTCGATCATCATGTTGAACGTGATGGCATTGGCTGCCGCCTGCGTCTTCATGCGACCGAAGAGGTGTTTCGTTAATACGCTCGTTCCGGTGGTCAGGAACGATTCCAACTGCTCGCGCTTCTTCTGCTCCTCATAAAATGGAGCCATAGCGCGTGGAAACGGCTTTCTTGCCATGGTGGTCTTCCGTTGTGGGGTGATCGTTCCTAGATCCCGGCACGTTCGAATGCCAAGGGCTCAAGTGCCCTCATCTCATCAAGCGTTAACGGTGAGAAATTCCTGTCCAGCTGGAGCTGAGAGAAGCGTTCAGCGCTCAATCCTCCATCCCTGAACAGCTTTGCCCTTGCCTTGCCCAGCGCTTGGTCCTGAAAGCTCGCAGGCTGCGCTTTAAGCCACTCGTAATAGCTGAGTGATGCACTGACCTGCTTTCCGCCTTCAGCGCCCTTAGAGGACCGCGTAGCGCCTTGGCTGAATAGCTTGCCGAATTTGGTGATCGGTACGATGGTTGAACGGCAACCTATGTGCGCAGGAGGCCTTGGACCTGAGTCAACAGGAAACACCTTTGAATCAAGCGATCGACATTGGTTAGATGTTCGCTGGTCAAGCGTGCTGACCCAAATTACACCTGTCACTACATCGCTATTCGCCTTCAGCGTCTCACTGCGAGCCTGACTAGCAACATGCTGAACTGCCGTCCTGACCACTGCCGAAGCATTGCGGTCGGTGATAGCGAGAATGCCGTCTTTGTACTGCTGAGCCTTTGTGCCTCGGATAGCCTGGATGATCTGCGTTGTGGTCTGGCCCTCGAAGAAGCCCTGACGTATCGCACCGACCACCCGTTGACGTTCTGTCTGCGTCCAGCCTTGTATGAACATCTCTAGCAGCTTGCCGCCATCCACCCCTCTCACACTCAAGGGATTGGTCAGGATTGCCGCCTTGATCGCCGCAGCGCTGGGCAGGACCGCTTCGAACGTCACCGCTACTGAGGTATTGGCCGTAGCCACTGCTGCAGCATTGTTCAGGCTGGACGCCTCGAACTGGGCTTCGTACATCGCAAGGTCAACCAGATCCAACTGAAGCTGGTCAGTGAAGCGGGTGAAGATACCAAGCAACAGGCTATCAACCTGCTCTAGCAGCTTCTCCTGTCGCTTGCGTGTGTACTCAGTGATGTCCGGGTCGCTCAGCTTGGCCCTGATCTTTCGATCCAACTCCTTGAGGAACGGGGCAAACTTGGCGACCTGATTAGCCTTTAGCTGCTCAAGTAAGACGGCATGGCGAACCGTGGCATCAAACAGCGCTGGATTCGCCGCCATTGTTGTCTACCTCGTCGTCTAAGGCTGGGCCAGGGCTCGTGGTCTCAAGCTCGTCTCTAATCGCGTCGTCCTTCTTCTCAGGATCAATCAGCTGATAGTCACGCAACTGACGCCAGAAGTCGGACTGAGGAATCAGCCCGGCCTGAACGCCCTTGATCAGGTTGGCAAGCAGGTTCGAGTCGATCTGGACCCGGACGAAGTTCTGGTTGAGGGTGTACTCCATCTTGCCGGTGGCATTCATGAAGAGACCCATCCACTCCAGCACCTTGCTGTAGGCTTCGGATACGTTGCTGACGACCAGGGATAGAACCGAATGCTCAGCAGCGTTCTCGTTCTGTTCCTGCGTGGCCGTCTTGGCTCCGCTGCCCTGCTCGATCAGGCGAGCACCTAGGGCAATCATCTGCCGCTCTTTGGCGTCCATGGCCTCCTTGGCAAGCGTATTAGGCTGAGCCTGGAGGATGCCTGCCTGACCACCATTGGGAAGCAGCAGAGGCGCACGTGACCCGAAGTAGATCCCGGTTTCCTCCATATGGTCTCGCCACTGTTCATCCAGGCCGGAGATATAGACCTGCGGCTGACCCACCAGATAGGCGCTGTCTTCGTAGTCAGCACTGTTCCGGTAGTGGGCAATGTTCAGCTCCGCCATGTCATACAGCGGGGCGTCGTCAATGTTGGCGTCGTTGCTTTGCGATCCGAGGAAGGTAAAGGGGATTTCAGTCCAGGCAGCGCCGCGACCATCTGTTGGCTCACGAGCGTCAAAGATGTTCCAGCCACCCTCATTCCGCCAGATCTCGACGGCGTAGCGGCCTTCATCTGTCAGCCTGAGCACTCGGTACTGGTCTTTGACCTCCTGACCGAAGCCGTCCGCTGTGTCTTCCTCGTACTGCTCCTTCAGCACCACAAGGGACAGGACGTGCTGACCACCTACCTGGCGGGTACGCCAGTTGATGATGTCCTCGGCCTTGTATCCCGTTACCGTAGCCCGAATGCGCCCGGCCTGCATGTCAGCAAGCGATGCCCCGCCGTCAATGGCTGGGTAGTCCACCAGAAGCCCGTGCCGGCCAGTTTCGAGCAGATGCCCGATGACCGCCTGACTCTGTTGGTAGATGCTGACGCCCTGACCGTCGATATCCTCGCTGACGTACTGGAGCAGAGAGGGAACCTTGAGCGTCGGCCATGTGGTGAACACCGCACCTACCAGACCGTTCTTTGTCCGCCCTGTGGCGTTGTAGAACACGGCTCTGGCAAGGTACGACTCATAGCGCTTCCGATTGGCCGCACTCTTGTCTTCAGGGTTGGGTTGGGGCAAGTAGAAACTCTTGCTTTCCTTGATGCGTTCGGAGCCTTTGCAGACGTCGCGCACCAGTCGCCAGCGGCGTCGTGCAGCCGTAAGCTCTGGCCTTTCGTAAGTAACGTCTGCCATTAGCGTGCAAATCCCATAGCAATAGTGGTGACAGGCTTGACGATCGGATAGTCCTTGTGGATGAAGTACCCACCAGCATCGTTCGGATGGTCATTGCCTTGTGTCTTATCTGGCTCGCCGTTAGCAGCCCATACCTGCTGCTCTAGTGCGTCGGCATAGGTCGGGCATTTGTCGGCGTTAACTCGGTAGCGGCGCTCACCCTGGGCATTGCAGAACATCGCATTCATGGCGTTGATGCGATCCTTCACCGGAGGGTTGCTTGGCGGCGCTATGACGGCAAACCCTGCTTGTTTCAGCTGGGCTATGTCCGTTGTGCTGGCGTTCACTGACTTTCGTGAGTCACCAGAGGCGTCAGGGTAAATCCTGATCTGCCGTGTGTTGCGATAGTCACCATCGGCGTATAGCCAATAGCGCTCCTTGATCTTCTTGATCATGTCGGGCGTGTCATAGCCGTTAATGATCTCATCCACCGCATGAGGCATACCCAGGCGCTTAACGTGGACGATGGCTGACATCTTGCCAACGTTGAAGTCCATGCCAATGAACAGGGGTTCTGCCGGCTGAATAGTCTCCTGTGAGGCGTTCAGCTTGCGGTCATACGTGTGATAGATCGATCCAGACGTCAGGTTGACGAACTGGCCGTTCAGGTATGCCCTGATTAACTGTTCCGGATACGACTCGAACAGTGAGGGTATGTAGTCATCAGGAAGGTTGAGTTCGTTATCGTAGGTGCTCGCCTGGATCATTCCATAGCGCTCACCAAGGGCAGGCTTCTCTCTTACCTGCTTAGCAAACTGCTGATAGACGAACTTGAAGCCCTCGGGCGTCGTTGTGACGTCTACGCCATTCCTTAACCCGTCCACGTTGTAACGCATACGGGCGATAATCTTACGCCAAGCCTCTTGGGCCTTATTGGCGTTCATTACGTCCAGCTCATCGACCAGACCATGACCGATCTTGAAGCCCACAATCGTCTGAGGCTTTTCCATCGATCTGCAGATGATCGTTCCGCGATAGGATCGACCGCTGTAGATGTGGACCTCATGATTACCCTGGTTGATAAGGACCTTCAGGCCCCACTCATAGGCAACCTCTTCCATCGTCGGATAGAAGATGTCTCGTATCTGGCTATAGGTCGGTGCGAAGTACCCTGCGTTGATGCGGGGCCATTCCCACATATGCTTGGACAGGCCACAACACCCCACCCAGGTCTTGCCTGAGCCGAATCCTGCAACGAATGCCTTGAACTTATGGGGTAGTGCCAGGAACTGCGATTGAGGGACGTTAAGCGTCGGGTTTACGGGCATCTTTGACTGTGACCTCAACGCGCATCGGCGGTAAATCGTCTGGATCAGACTCGACTGGCTTGTCTCTCCATTTCGCCGGCTGCCTGTTCTTCAGCCAGAAGATTGCGGCAGTGGTATCTGGCGGGTAATGCTTGATGATTGGCGTCTGGATGATTTCGCCATTCACTACCCTAATGTCTGTGTCTTCGTGCTCGTATCCAGTAGCACGATGGAATAGTTTCGAAGCAACCTCGGCGTCTGCCAGCGTCTTGCCGCCTTTTAGGGACTCAAGAAACGCTGGATGAGCCTTCTTCCAAGCATTCAATGTCTGCTCGGACACCTCGAAGTATTCCGCTAGTTCTTTATCGGTCAGGCCCAGCTTGCAAAGCTTGAGTGCCTGTGCGGCGTACTCCGCCTTGTAGCTTGTTGGTCTTCCCATAGTTCATTGCCGCTACACCTTTTCAGGCTTCTCGTTTGTCTTTACCCAGCCCATGATCTTGTACTTGAGGAAATCCCCAATTCTGGCCATTGCTGAGCAGTGATCCTTAGTTACGCCATAAGTGGTCATGTGTTCGCCACCGGATTCGCCAACCTTTCTGGCGAAAATCATTACTTGGTCATAACCGTAATCGTCTGCAATTCGCTTTGCCGCCGAAATAGGGATTCTCTTCATAGCTACTCGATCACCCGTTGAATCGATACCACACCGTAGAAGTACTCGATCTCTTCCGCGCCGCAGTAAAAGGTTGCTAGGCGGCCACGCCAGACGACAGAGTCAGCCTCTACGATCCGCTCATCATTGTCGTCTGTTGTTACCTTCCACTGTGTCATGGCCTTACCCTCAGCCCTTTGAGAACAACTGCCTCTACCTTGTCGAGGTCAGGCTCTAATCCCGTTAGCCTGGACATAAGCACAAGGCCATAGAGGTATGGCCTAACCCACCATGCGACCTTAACCGTTAGCGTCATGGTTACCTTGGCCATCTCTACTTTCCTCAACAGGAACAACGGTTACCACGACTCTAAGCCTTCGCGTGTATACCCCGTCACCCTCTGGTCTCTTCACCTTGTAGGGTCGAGGCGCGTACACAACGATGCCTTGCTTGGTATCAGCCCAGCGGACGTTGAGCACCTCGTTGCCATTGACGAACACGCGTCGATGGCCGCGACCATCGTTCCAATGGTGGAAATGATCGTTAGTCATGGTCTTCACCTATTTGAAGACTTCACGGAATGCATCCAGAGCAGGCTTATTACGATCAGCCTCAAGGCTCATGATGTTTTCCTTGGCCGTCTCAGTGGCCCACCATGCATAGCAGTCTGAGCCGTTGTCTCGTGCATAGATCAGGGCATTCTTCAGTGCAGCCAGCGCATTAGGCATAAAGCCAGGAGCACCCACTTCACCCAGGCAATGCTTGAAGCCTGCCTTTTTACAGAGGGCTATGCATTCCTTCATCCGATTAACGCCGACTTGAGGGGCGATGTTGTCGTGCCCATAGCCGCCACCGGCATTCTCATCCATGTACAGATGGGTATGGATTTCGATGCGGTTCGCTGGGTCCTTCAGGGTGAATAGCTTTTCGTTCCCCTTAGCCTTAAAGCTTGCCGTTGTTGCCCAATCAAAGGACTCGACAGCAATAGCGCACTCCATATCGATCTTGCGGATAGCATCGATACACAGCTGGGCTTCTTTGACCCACACATCTACAGAGGGGATGCCTACGGGCTCATTGCACAGGTCGATACCGTAGAAGGCGGCATAAGCCTCTGGATCTGACTTGATCAATGCAACGATCTTGGCGTCTACGTCAGCCAGCGCACCATGAGGCACTGCTGCTGTTCCGATCTTCTGGCGGTTGGCCGCTGTGTTAGTTGTGGAATAGCCCACATAGTTGTGAACATCCACCAGGACCTTTAGCCCAACTTTGCCGTGGAGCTTGATGTTATCTAGCAGCTCTTTGCTGTAGCCGGGATCTAACGGCCCAAATAGCTTTCGCTGGATACGCTCCCAGGCAATACCGACACGGGCTTTCTTGGCGCCGTATCCTGCCCAACGCTTGATCTGTGCTGCACTAGCCCAGAAGTAATTAGTACCTGCCTTTCCGGGTAGGACAGTCTCACCACCACCGGCCTGACCGATATTGACGCAGAAGAGACCTTTCGGTGTCAGGTTCGGGTTCACTCCAGCTACGGGAGCAGGATCATTGGCCGGTACGCTTGGAGTCACCGGTGTGGGTGACCCCTCAGACTTTGGGACAGTGAAGATCACCGCCTTACCAGCCACCTTGCTGGGATCTAGCTTGTTACCATCAAAGGTTACGCTGGTCTTGTCGCCAAATACTTCGACGTTCTTGACCTTGCGGGTTGTGCCATCGCCTAACGTTGCAGACTGGCCTATCTTCAGAGCCGAATTACTGGCTACCGAGATACGTGCAGCGTCATCTGCTGCCCATACGCCGTCTTGCCAATCACCACCAGTTACCTGAGCATTAGGCACAAGACTAAGGGTTGTGGTCTCTGCTGGCGTTTCGATAGGCGCTTTAGGAGTCTCTACGGGCTTCTGTGGCGTTTCTACCGGTGTAGCCGGTATGCCTGCATTGATCTTGGCGATTGCAGCCGATAACGGCGCTATAGCCTTCGTGACACTGCTATCGATGAGCGCAGTGAGTTCGTCGTCCGTAAGAACGACTATTTTGGGCATTTCGGCCATGTGACTGGTCTCCTAATTGCCGCGCCGGACAACGTAAAACCTCGGTCACTGGCCATTGATGATGGTGTTTTGCTCATTGATCCACTCTTGCAGGCTGCTGAGCTGTTCAGCATTGGCCCTACAGGTGGCGTAATTCTGGGTGACGGTTGTTGCTATGGTGCTCAGCTTGACTTTAGGGCCTGCTGGTAGAGGTTGAAGCTCACGGGGCTGTTGCATCAGTAGCGCCGGAGGCAGCATCCAAACTGATTCCTCGGGCCGCTGCGTCGTGCACGCGGACAAAGCCATCAGGCACAGAGCACTGATCATCAGCTTTAGGGGTGATATAGATCGGCACCTGCTTGATGATGGTGTCGGCCTGCTTGTAAACGATCCTTTCTCTATCCACATACTGAGTCACTACCCTATCTCTTGCCTTGACGAGTACCTGAACATCCTTGACGGTCTGTTTCAGTTCCTTTTCTTGGTTGTGGGTAGCTCCAGATACCCAGCCATGCGCCCATATCGCAACACCCAGGGCCAGTACCGCGAGGTATGCCCATATGCGAGGTATGAGTAGGTTCATGTCAGCCCCAGGTGCCGGTACGCATTGCCTGAGCGAGTTCTTTGGCGCGGCCTTTTACTTGAGTAGCCCACTTGCTATCAAGCATCTCGGTA